ATATACTTTTTTGTAATATAGAACTGGTATTTCATAATGTGAAATTATAACTGTTACTGTGTTGTTTTTTCACAACGCAGTGTATATAGCAATAATTTTCTTGGGTCAGCGTGGTATGCCCATATTTCTATGTTATGGCATTGACGATGGACACTTTGGCTGTCAACTAACAACCACCCACCTTCATCACGCAACAAATCCTCTGCTGTTTTCTCTCCAACCAATGATGTAAGGACTTCTTCTACTGAGGAAAATTCATAGAGGTATTCGTCAACAATTTGTGTTGAAACAACTAATTGGCAGATGCCATGTTCAGTAATACCCCAGTGGTGATGTTGCTTGTGTGTTATTTCGTAGTCATTCATAACTTGTTTGCTTAATCCGCTTTGATATGTCTTGTTTCTGCTTGCGTTTTTGCAGATATGACTTGGTGTTGTTTCGTTTTGACTTGTTTGATTTCAAATCAAGCCATGGTTCTACTTGTATGGATGTGTCATTGACTAGTTCATTTGCAATATCTCGTTTTATCCAATCAATGAATTTGTTGTGTTTCTTGCAATACATACCACACATCTGTTGATATGCAGTATGTTTATATCTAATCACCACTTCACAATGTTTGTGTTTGTTGTAAATTTCTTCTTTCATATATTCCCTCTTTTAACTAAGTGCGAATTATTCACACTAAAATTATATATGTGTCCTTCGCCTTTGGCTCGTTCACATATATAAATTTTACAGCAACTAGTTGTTTTGTCAAATGCAAAATAAAAAAGAACCAGTTGCAAACAAATAAATTTTGCGATTGGCGTCAAGCCAAAGAGCAAATTTATTTGTTTAGTGCTGACGTAGGCAGCACTTATTCATACATCAAATGTCAACAAGTCATTAAGAAATATTTTATTTTTTAATTTCAAGCCATATGCAATAGACATGAGTTAGCACTACGCCAAACTGGCGTAACTCCTGGCAACTCTGGTTTATAAATTTTATGCCCTTGGTCGTTGCTACCTCAACTTGCAACAGTTTGTCCTTGCGTCTGTCATTATGACTTTCATCTCCCCCTTGGGAACGCACCGCATTAGACTTTAGGTATGCCTACCATGGTCTAGGGACTGATTGCAAATTGTCACTGCTTAGTTTAATTAGAAACATACACAGCAACGGGCGGGTCGTAGTTTAACCCCCATGTCTAGCGCCTATATTGAGATAAAAAGTAAAGTGCCTAAGTGCCTGTCAGACTTATTTATACGCAACAGAAAATAACTGTATTTTTTCTGCTGTGTCTTACTAGTATATATGATTTTTCTGTGTTGTCAAGTATTTTTTTCATTTTTTTACATAGTAAAATTGTTTGCGTAAGTTGTTGATTTGTAATACTTTTGTTTCATAATGTGAAATGCTAGTTGTTGTTTTTTTACAACACAAAGAAAAACCCCACTAGACTATGACAACTAGTGGGGTTTTGAGTTACCATTGCAGTAACTTAACTTTTGTTGCTTACAGGTAGAAAGTTGACAGACTTGGCACATTGGCAACAAAAGTGCAGTGAGTGATGAGGGAACCGTCTATGGCAAAAACGGAAGTCAAATTAGTAATAAAGTGACCAACACTCACTGCAATTTTATTTATCTTCTGCGTAATCTGCGTTCAATTTTTTCTATGCTTTTTAGTTCACGTATGATGCTTTCACCACTTTCTCTAATTAACCAATAATTTACTTTTACACTAACATCCTCATAGACAGGCTCTGGCTTAGGTGGTTTTGGCTGTTTAGCAATTTTTCGCTTGATTATCTCACGTGGGCTTTGAAACTTGCTGGCATAGACACCTTTCTTTTCACGGTAATAACTGGCAAAGAATCCATGACTTTGCTGTGGTGTAACATCAAACTTACCTGTCATTGGGTTTTTGTAAAGACCACAAGTCACACATTTGTGACGCCAGTGCTTAGTGCCAGTGATACAATGTTTGTGTTCTGTGTGTCTGCCATTAGGGCAATGCTGGCCACAATCTGTGCAGTCAACGGCTTGATTTTTTAATTGTTTGATAACTGGCTGAACTGAATCATTGGGCTGTGTTTCTCGCCATGCAACCAGTTCATCATAGTAAGCCTGCACTTCCTCATCGGTCATGTCATTGAGTTCCTCTTCGGTAATCTGTGGAGGAGGAATACGTGCTTTAGCGTTCTTGTTTACTGAGTAACAGCCATTGGGTCCCAGCATGGGTCTGTGCCAGTCACTGACTTCTGTTAACTTGCGTAAAAATTCTTCGTTGTCCATAGACTTACTTAGCAGTCTACAAAATCACATAAAAATTATGCAGTGTTAGTGCTGGCAGCAAATATGTTCTAAGAGCATACACTACTAATACGCTTATTACCCACGACTTTACTCAGGCTGCCATAATTACTCCTATATTTGCAAGCCATCTAAATTAATTTAATAATCTAACAACAACTTTTGGACATCCAGGAATGCCTACATTATGTTGTCTTGCACGATTTAACCAATGAATTGCTCCTCCTTGGTTTGTTCCGCTAGTGTTATTCAACAACCAGTCCCAATTTGTAGGCCAAAAACTATTCAATGTTGTTCCTGAATTATAAGAATTACCTGAGGTTGAGAATGAATCAGATATACTGCTATCTAAACTATGCCTGTCATAAGTTCTTTCAGCAATAGCAGACCACTTTATTGTATTTGGTGAAAATAAAGTAGAAATGGTATTTCCATTTATAAATCCTGATGTGGATGCACTGGTGTATGATTGATTTGTGTTATAAAAAAAGTTTTGAGTATAATTTGAATTAGTATAAATTGTATTATTTTTAAATGCTGTTCCATTTAATGCAAAATTACTGAATCCAAATAATACATATGAATTTTCAGGAACATTAAGAGTAAAAGAATTATTCATTCTAACTTGTCTAACATTTGTTTGACCATCAACATTATTAAGTGCAGAATTTACTGCCGAAGTTCCACCTTCAGGGGGGCAAGAAAATGCGTTCATTGTTTGACTTCCTGAATATGATTGACTTCCGTCAGGATTTATACCTTGACCTTGATTTGTTGATAATAAAGTCCAGTTACTCCAAGTTAAATCAAAAAACGATGTAGGATTATATGTTGCAATAGTATAATACAATCTAATACTTCCATCATAAGGACTAGTTGTAGATTGAGCATTGACCCAATTTGGGTTTACACCTGCACGAGTCAAAATAAAATCAGATGTATTTCTAGTAGTTAATTGCCATCTCCATCTTGCATTGGAATCACCTAAGGCTGCATAACAATCAGATATTTGAATGTTAAACGTTCTAGTTCCTGGAGATACTAAAGAACCTTTAGGAATTAATGAACTTGATTTTAATAACAAGTAGTCTGATGAATGTATACAAAGTGAAGCAATGTCAGATCCTAAAATTTGATAGGCTGAAGATGGACCTTGTATTGCACCAGCAACTGTTTGTGCAATACCGCCAATTGGTTGATAATATGTTAATACTGATTCTGTGCTTGATGCTTTAACACTTGCTGGCAATATATCATTTAATGATGTTGGAACCCAATTTGTGCCATCATATTTTAATAAATCTCCTGTTTGCGGAGCAACAGTTGTTGTATCTACATCTGATAAATCATCTATGCTACCAGTATTATTAATAGTAACTGTAACATCATTTCCAGTAGCAGTAGCAGTAACATTATCTCCTACAAAATTAATACTTGCAGTATTTGTAGTAACATTTGTTCCTTCTTCTTTAACGGCTAATTCACTAGCAACTACTAAAGTTCCTTCACTGGCTTGTCCAACTAAATCAACACCAGTTTCGTCATTGAATACTTCAAATATTCTATCAAAAAGACTTTTAGTTCCTTGACCACTTGGAAATAAATCACTTACTTTTCCAAGTAAATCAATTAAAGCAATAGCACCAAGTAATCCACCAGTTGAATCAAATGCTTGTGTATTGGCATCAATAGCATTTGTGACTTGTGTTGGAGTATATTCAATTAGGCCACTTGGGTCACTGAATCCACCAACTGTTGTAGCGTTAAAGCCTCTGGTTTTAATATAAAAATTTGTTGCCTGTAATTGGTCATACTCTAAAATTACAGTTGTGCCACTTGTGTAGACACCACCACCCACTGGCTTTTTAATTCCAATAAGTGTATAACTTCTTAACGCATCATCGGCTTGTTCGTCATCTTCAGTAAGCCAGAATTCAATACCTTCAACAACGCCAGTTGGCGCTGTAGTTGAAATTTCAACACGAGGTCTGCTATCTACTTCAAACTTTGTAACTGCTGGTGTGCCTGGAATGCCAATGCTACCAATTGTAATAATGCCGTTAACGTCACTGCGAGTATAACGATATAAATCCGCTGTTGAGTAAACATTGCTGTCATACTCAAGTGCAGTTATTTCCATTATCAAAGCACTTTCATTGTCCTGCATTTCATTTATACTAATGATGCGGAACAATTTGCCTGAAAAACTAAATCTGCTGTTGGTTACATCAATCAAGTCACCTGCTTTTAAATTGTAGTAACTGAAATCAGTTTCAAATTTAATAATTTTATCAACACGACTTTGTTTAAGTTCTATAAATCCTAACAGTTGTGCTTGTATCGGTTCATTGATAATGTCATAGGTAATGTTCAATGTGTTGTCTTGTTCATTGCCATTTCTTTCAGCACTATCAATTTCAATGTTTACAAAGTCACCGCTATCTCTTAAATTTCTATGTGGAAATTCTACTTTGACAGCGTTATATAAATCTTGTAAGCCAGTGCCACTTAGACTTATATCACCTAAAATATTTGAATCATTAAAACTTGCTACACTAGTTCCTGCTTTGTTAATGACAATGCCCCACTTGCCTTCGTGTGCATCGTAACTTAACCAACTTGCAGCCGCATTTAAAATTGCTTCAGCGTTTTCTAAAACTGGATTAGCAGTATCAATTAAACCATTTATTTGGTATCTGTCTGCTAGTGTTTGTGCGCCAGTGCCTTGGTCATCATAGTTTACACTCTGTGCTGAGTAAGTGTTTAATGATGCAATGTCAGCAGTAATAATATCTGCACTAGCAATCTTGGCACCGTATGTTGCGTTTGTAAGATAGTCATACAAACAGTCACCAGGCAAATTCATTGTATTGGTAACATGAAATAACATATTGCCAATGCCAGTAATGTTTCTTTCTCTGTTGTAATCAACACGCACCAATGCAAAAATCAAATTTGTCATTGCGTGTGTGCCACTAGCCCAGTTTGGAAATAGTGTTTCTGCATTTGGCACAGTGCCAGTATAACCACTAGGCACAACACCAGCAGTTCTGCCACCTTTGTAGCAGTATACTTTGACTAGTCCACTTAGACTGCGGTCAATGTTTCCACTTCTGTCTACTGTGTAATCAGCAGTCACGCCATCTGATTTAAAAATTATGCGTTGGTCATTCCAATATATGTTATTAAATGTGTAGTCACTGGCACTAGTTGTAGAATATACAGTGCCGGTCTTTTCTGCCAACACTAGACTATACCACATAGTCTTGTTGTTGTTAGTCATTGCGGCATCACTGATATTGCCACCAAAAAAAGCACTACCATACAATACAGGAATTTTACTTTCTGCATTTGGTGCTACTTGTAAACGAACACCTTTGTCAATGTTGTCAGTGCCACTGTTGTTATCTTTGATAGCATTTTTGCTTAGTCTATTGACTGCGTAGCCAAGCAATGCAGTTTTTGCTAGACTGCTGGCAAAACCATTACCACTTAAAAGACCTACAGCACTTTTTCCAATATTTAAAATACCTGACAAAAAACTCATTATGGTGCTCCAAAGTTAAAGTTTGATTTGGCTAATGATGGCACTCTATTCATGTCGCCATTGGGAAAATCTGCTGGAGCAGTTCTTCTTCCTGAAATTTTATTTGTTAGCATCTCAACCACAGATTTAACTGTAAAAATTATTGTAACTGAGCCTGTGCTAGAACCCATGTCTAATTCATCTGTTAATTCATAGTTAGAAACAACACCTTGAAATTTGCCTGCTGGATTTCCTGTTATTGATAACAATTCTCCAGTTGTTACATCAAAAAATCCTCTGTAGATTGTTAGATTGCTACCTTTGATTCTATAATTTAAAATATCATAGGCGTTGCCTGCTGGAATGCCACTAATTGCCACAGTGATTTCACTGGGTGCGGCACGTAAGTTGTCCTCGGTGTTACTTACACTCAGTAATTCACCAAGACCTTGATAGACTGTGCCATCAATTTCATAATCTTTGTGGTAATCACTAAAAGTTACAACTTCATAGTCAGGTATATCTAGGTTAACAAAAAAATTACTTTGTATAGAACGGTATGAACTTAGGTCAATTGCCATTAGATTGCCTCCGCAAACACAAACGGGCCACTCCAACTAATTTGGTCCCTTGAAAACAAAGTCCACTGTGGAAAGTTTACACAAATTACACTCCATGTAACATTTTGTCCTATTCTAAGTGTATAGTTGCCTGCGGCTTCTCTGACAGGGCGATGCAATGTTACAGTAGTTTCATTATATGCAACATCGTTTACCACAGTGTAAACACTGCCAGTTGTTCCTAATTGTATTACATCTCCACTACGGAAGCGATAGCCACTACCAAGAGTAGCACCACCAGTAATTGATACTGTATTGCCACTGCTATAAGAAACTGTAACTGCTGTAATGTTTGACAAATTGCCTTGATAGCCAGTAATCCAACTGTGACCAGCGTTATTAATTTGTATAGTGCCCACAGTCACACGGTCAAGTGCTTCCATTTTTTCAATTAATTGACGATAATCAGTCCACGCAGGACCATCTGGAAGTTTAACTGTAAACTCCCAAATCTGCCCACCAAGACTTGTGCTTTTGACTGTGCCATCTCTGCTGACAGTCTGTGCTACTTTGCGTTTTTTGTTTATGCTGATTGATTCAGCGTTATCTATTACTGTTTGAAATGCTGTTATCATTTTTTTTACCTTCTAGTTGTTGGAACATTTTTACCACCAGCCATTGCTACTGCGTGAATAAAACTTGGGTCACTGGCAACTAATTGTTTAAAACTCATTGCATCAACAGCATTTATATTGTAAGTAACTGAACCGCCACCAAATTGTCCATTTGGCACAACACGATTACCGCCCGCTCCTATTAGCAACTCAGGTCCTCGTTCTCCTACAATTACTGGACCGTTTGTGGGAATAATACCACCATTAGCAAATCCTAACAATCTACCAATTCCTGAACTTCCTCCACGACTGCCACCTAAGCCTAATGTCTGAGCAATTAATTGACGAACTTGGCTGCGTAATAAATCCTCTAATATGCTATTGATAAATCCTTTGAACTCAAATTTACCTGTCTTGGCAAAATCAACAACAGCATCTTCCATGCCTTGCGTAATTGTAGTAAACAATTTACCAGCACGTTCAAATGCGTTACGTGCATCTTCAGCATATTGTCTATAGGCTCTTTCAAATCCAGCATTAAAGTTTTCTTGTAGACGCTTATCTGCATCCTGTTGTTGTAAAGTTTTTTCTCTGCGTTGGTCAAAGATTGCATTAATCTCTTTTTCTCTAGCCAGTCTTTCTGGTTCTGGTAAATCTTTAATAAGTGCAATTTGACGTAAAACTTTTAGTCTTTCTTGTTCTAGGTTAAACAAATCTTCAGCACGTTTACGTTCTGCATCAGTGGCTGCAAAATTTTCATTGATAAACTTATTGCGTTGTTCAATTAAATCATTTAACCGCTGTTCTTCTTCAACACGTGCTTTGCTCTGTGTAATAATACCTTGTATACGTTCTTGTTCACGTTTAAGGCTCTCTGTAATTTGTCCACGTGCTTTTTCAACGTCAGCAGTGGCTTTTAATTGTATTTCTTTTTCTTTGGCTGCAAACTCACGTGCCTTTTCACTTACACTTAGACGTTCTTGTGCATAAATTTCAATTTTAGCCTTTGAAATTTCTGCCTGTGCGTTGATTTCAATTTCTCGGATACTTGTAAGACCACGCTCACGTATTGCTTCCTCTTGGCTAGCAAATTGCAACAATGCGTTTAATCTTTCACTGTTTGCATATATTTGTGTTTGACGTGCTTGGTCAACTTCTAAAAGTTCAATGCGTTTTAATTGTTGCTCACGTGCTTTGACTGTAGCATCTGGTGTTGCACCAAATCCTCCACTAGTTGCTCCCCTGGGTGCATTTTGTCCTGCAAGAATTTTTGCTTGTTTTTCTTTTTCTTGTGCAAGTTTAACATTCTCTGCTTGAAATTCTAGTCTATCTTTCTTTGCTTGTTCTACTACTGCTTTTAATCCACTGCCTAATCCAATTGGATTTTTAATATCAGCACCAAAGAAATTCAATACACCAGCAATAGCATCTGTTGGCAAGTTAAGAATTTCTGCAACAAGGTTACCTATGCTTTCTGTAATCTTTGCCAGACCACCACTGATACCACCTTCGTTGACTGCTTTGGCAAACTCACCAAATGCTAAAACTAAATTAGTTTTAATTGTTGTTGACAATATGTCCATGGCATCATTGAGTTTGTCAATGTTTTTTGTTGCCTCTGTGTAAGCAGGATCGTCAACTGCACGTAATTTTTGTAATTCAAGTGCGCGGACTTGTTTGCCTAAAATTTCAATAGTTGCTGTGTATTCTTTGGCACTTAAATCGCCTCTTTGAAATTTTGCAGTAATGTCTTGTAAAATGTCCTGTGTTGGACGAATCTGTCCATTTGTATCAGTGACAAATATACCTAAATCTTGGAATGATTTTTGCAAGTTTTCATTGCCTGCGGCTGCTTCTTGCACACTTTGATTTAATCTCTGTAAAATGCCTGCGGCATCTTCTGCTTTACCACCAGCAAAAATCAAACTTATACCAAAACTATTGACAACTCCGCTGGCAATACCAGTTGAGCCAGCAATGTCTTCCATCTCACCAGAAATTTGCAACACTCTACTGCCAAGACCAATGATAGCAGTGCCAGCAATACTAGCAGCCACACCCAATGGGCCCAGTTTGTTAATAATACCATTGATGGTGCTTTGAAGAGGACCACCAACTTGACTTAGGTCAGCAATGTCATCTTTTAAACTTTGAACAGTTCCGCTTAGTTGTCGGACATTACCTTGTCCTTCAACCTTCATTCTTAAAATAAAATCTTCTACTGTTGCGGCCATTTATCTTGCTCCTTTGTTACTTAGTTTGCTTTTTATATAAGCAACTACGGCATCCATTGCTGGTTTGCTCATGCCATTTGGACTTTGCTTGCTCCAACCATTGTCTAATCTTGTTGCATATGCGTAATTAGCGTGAATGGTGTCATTTTTTAGTGTAGTCTTTCTACGTGCATTGCCAGGTGTGTAGCCCGCTGGTGTCTTTGTATTTTTCCAACTACTTGGGTCACCAACTGGTGTTTCTTGGTGCCAAGTTTTATACGCAACCTTTGCAAGTTCGTCTGGCGCACTGTTTTGCAAAATCTGCTGTATTCTACGTTGTATCGCTCCTGACATTTACTTGTCCTTTTTCTTGTTTTTTACTCTCTGCATCATGGCCTTCATTTCTTCTTGGCTTAGATTTGGTGTTGGCACTTTGCCTTGTGCTTTTTCGTATTGCTCCTGCTCCCAAGACAATAACGCATCAGTTACCAGCATATCGTAGGTTGTTGCACGTGCTTTGACATCACTGGGTAAAACTCCATACATCTTAGCCATGTTACCTACGCTGATTAACTCTGCGTGGAGCCAGTCTTTTTGCCTGTTGCCTTGGTATTTGACTTTCCCAGAAATTCATTAATCTTTACTAAAACAGACAAAGTTAAATTTACTGGCAACACTGCATCATCAGCAATGCTACGTGAGCCATCTTCACGTAAAACTATTTTTCTCAAAACATCCATTAACAAATCGCTGTCTTGGTTTTGTTGAAACTTGTAAAAACTAAAATACGTTGACACATCAATGTGGTCAAGCATCCAGAAACTCACGGGCTCACCATACTCTTTGACAATGTCCTCGTCAGTGATTTCTAGTTTTACCAGTTCTGGTCGTTTTGCTAATTGGGTAATATCCATCTGTTAATCCTCTTGTCTATCAATCAGTATGTTGGCTAGCAGTAACAAAAATTTCATTCTGTTCTGCGCTTTGTTTAAATCATTTTGGGCACATTTGATTTCGTTGTTTGCCTTAGCCATCTCTGCAAGTAGGCTCTGCAATAACTCACGGTCTGATTTTTTATCTAACATGTCCATCTGCTAATCTCTCAAACTATTTATATAAAACAAAAAAAGGGAGCAATAAATGCTCCCCGTTTTCGCTCACGCTCCCGTGTTTTTAAGCAACGGTGTAATCACCAGTTACAGTTAGTGTGAATGGTGATACCCACACTGGGCTGTCTGCTGATACAGATGGTGCTAGGCCAGTTACATAGCCTGAACCACTGATAGTTTTGCCTGCGTTGCCGTCATCTTCGTCACCCATGTAGAGTGAAAAGTTTACAAGCGACTTGTCCTTGCTTAGACCAAAGATACCTTTAGTCTTGGCAACTTCACCACTGGTTGTTACACCAAAGAATGAGTCTTGGTCAAGAACGATGTTGCCTGATAGGCTGTTTGTTGCAGTAGTAGCGATTTGCTTTTTACTGCCTGAGTCTAATTGTGTCCATGTGAACACATCATTAGCGTTGTTCAAAGTAATGTCTTGTAACGCTGGAACTGCTAGTCCAGTGCTGTCAGAACCTACTTTAAGTGTTAGCGTCAACTGAACGCCACTAACACCCGGTGCTGGATAAATGTATGCCATTGCTGGGCTCCTTATGTTAATTTGGTGAATCTAAATTCTAATTCAGTGACGATGGTATCATTTTCGTAAGTGCTAGTGACATTACATTCACGGCGATTTACTGCACCAATGGTTGTAATGTTTTTTGCTGTTCTTACTGCTAGTATTACGTCACGTAAATTACTTGGGGGTTGCTTTGCGTCACACGCAAGGTAAACTGTGACAGTAGTCACCTCTGATGGTATATCTAGTCCGTCAAGTGTAGTCAACAATGCTTCCACTGTCATCTGTTCTTGACCAACATAAATTTTCTTTAAGTTTTTACGATAAAGAGGCAAGCCATTTTCATCCCAAGGATCTTCACGTGATACAGTGAATACCCCTAAGTTTTGACTTTGTAAGAAATCTAAAATTTCTGCTCTCATTATCTTACTCGCTTAATGTTGAACTGTCCTGGTTGTTTTTCACTTGAACTAATTGAATTGTCATCATTAAAATCATACCAATCACCAGCAGTGATTAACTCACCGAATAATTGGTCTGCCTTCTGTGTGTAATAACTCATCTTCTTACGTTCTGCGCTATCTTCGTTGCCAAAGTCAGCGATTTGTGGAAGAATGTAGTCTGCTAGTGCAGTATACACGCATAAGTCAGTGAAATCATTTTGACGACTTTTAATTTTGTCAGGATCAACAGCAGGAATATCAGCCACCGTGTTGTAGACGGATGAAGTATCACGTTTAACGTAATAATTCACCCACCATTGACTTGCACGTATCTTTGTAAGAATACGCTCCGTTGCACGAATTAACTGATTTTCAACTATATCATCAGCAAGGCCTTCATTTGCTTCAAACAAACGCTGGTCTTTTGCAAGAACATCGTTAAATTCAGCAAAACTCACTACTGTGCTATTTTCTACAATGAAGGCCATGTCAGTTACCTCGTATTAGGCTGGGTCAACTAATGAACTGTCAGCAGTGATTTTCACACCGTAACCGTCATACAATTCACCAACACCATAGTGTGCGCTTGCAACAATGTCATCACCAACAAAACTAGCCCTGCGTTGGGTTTCAATGTTGATGTCACCAATCATAGCAAGACCTAGAGCATCACGGTGGAATACAGCACCAACGTAGTCACCAGCAGTGCCAGTGTCAGCAATGTTGCTAGATTCAAATACTGGCACGCCAAACAATGTGCCTACATAACCACTTTGCATTGCTTCATTCTGGATAATACCAGCATTTGGGTTAGCAAATGTGTTTGTTAGGTCTTTCTTCAAGTCATAGGCAACGAATGGGTGAACCACACATGCCAATGCATCTGAAGGAACAGCGTTAGCACGTAGACGTGCAACTGCTTGTGCAACTAGTGCGGCGCTCATTGCTGTAGAAGCACCACCAACACCAGTAGAGAAACCACTGAAAAGAGCCAATAAGTCTTGGTCCATTTTCTTAGCGATTGCTTCACCGAATAAACGGCCCATGTCAGCAACAACGTTGCTGGCTGCGCTTGCACGAACCAAATCAGTGATGATTGTGCGAATAGCAACTGTAGAAACAGTCAATGTAACACCATCAGTAGAAACTGCTGTGTTGCTTACTTCGTCACCTTCAGTAACAGCGGCTGCTGACTGAACTGGGTAGCGAGGAACAGTAATTGTTTTACCGTTGCTTGCTGGCAAAGAATAATTTTTTACCAAACCACGCATGATACTGCGCTCGTTGGCAACGAACATTGCTTCAGCAGTAATCGCTGGTAGCAAATCATTTAATGTAGAGGTTGTTGAACCGGCCATGTTAATATCTCCTTAGATTGTTAGGCTAATCCCGCAGTCTTACGA